CCTTATTAGTTGCTTCATCAACTTTGACAATGTAACCGCTATTAACAAATGCTCCAGAATTATTGTTAAGACGTAACTTACTACCAACAGTAAACTTAAACGCCTGATTGATCGTCAACTCTTGAATGTTATCGATCTTAGTTGTAGGAGTAACTTTGAAGAAGTATCTATCCTTAACAACAGCAGAAACATTGAGTTTTTGAGATCCAGGAGAAGGAACAGTTGCAGTTCTAGAACTCCAAACATCTTGAGTATAAGTAAGATTCTCAGATCCTTGAGTCATGCTGAGTGAAGCATCATCAAAGTCAAGAGATTGGAAACCTGCCTCTGATAATCCATAACCAGTATTTGACATGGTAAGAGTGCTTCCTACAACAGGAGTAACAGCAGTTCTAGTAAATCCTAGTTGAGTATTTGTTTGTGTAGAAACTGTACCGAGTCTTACTGCATCAGCATTCTTATCTGCCTTAAGTGCAAATCCATCATAATCAATGAAGTCGTATCTGTTAAGGTTAGTGGTAAACCATGCAGTATCAGTCCAACTGTAAGATAAACCAAATGCACCTGTAGTTGGGAATGCAGTAACGTCAGAAGGAACTGTAGGAGTAACTGCTCTGTTTCTTAGTCTGAAGTTATCGACATGGAACTGACCTTGCTCATTGACTCTAAAGTTACCTGCAGTACCAGATCTACCAGGGATCTGACCAACATAAAGATGCTTACTACCAAGAGCAGTGTTAGGAACAGTAGATTGAATCGCTTGGATACCATTCACATAGACAGTAAAGATATTACCTTCTCTCTTCAATCCAATGAACTGCCAAGTGTTGTCAGCAAACATACTGTTAAGAGAGGACTGTCCTGCACCACCTGCTTGGTTGATCTTAGTAGATCCGTTAGTAATAACAAGTTCTAAGTATCCGCTGCTTACATCATAGTATAACCAAAGACCACCAGTTGCCTCTTCAGCATCACCGATAGCAATAAGAGAATGTTGAGTGATACCAGAAACTGCAGTCGTAGCAGCATTCTTGAAGATCATCATCTCAATAGTGAAATCACTATTAAGTCTTGCACCTAACTGAGCAGAAGTAATCTGTAAATTACTTTGTGTCCAAGTAGATTGACCAGTTGCATAACCATTAATCTTAGCAACGTCATCAGCATATGTGATAGAGTTGTTGGTTGATGTAGAAGTTAAAGTATAGTGAGCAGTTGTATCAACGTTAGATCCTCCAGTAAAGGGGAAGATAAACTCGTTTCTATTCCACTGAGTTTGACCAACGACATGGGCATCACCAGAGTTATCAACGTCAATACTGTAAGCAGTAATACCTTCAATGTTGTTTTGAGTAAACTGATTAGTTGTATGGTTCTTGATTTTTCCATCATAACCAATCTTAACAGTATCAACAGTAGTTAAACTATTGGTGTTATTAGTGCTAGTAAATGCAATGTTTAAATCACCAAAGATATCGATTGCACTTGAAGGAGTAACACTGATAGATCCTCCAGATGGAGCAAGATAACGATAGTTCCAAATAAATGCACCATCAGTATTAATCTTACCAACCCAGAAACTATCTCTAGTAGTATCATCGGACTTGAGTCTTAGACCACCAGTGATATAAAGTTCTTTGAACTCGTCAATAGCAAGACTAGTATCCATGATTGAATACAGACTATTGGCAAACTGTTTAATCCAAGTTACAACAATAGCATTAGTACCAAAAGCAATCTTAGCAACACCAGTATCAATATCTGCTTCAGACTGAGTAGAAGCAAGTTCTAGGGATGCATAAACATCAGTTCCATCGATGACAATATCAGTAATTTTCTCTGACTTATTGGAAGAAGCAATCTTTCTCTTAATTGCAAAGTTACCATTAGTGTCAATAGAAGCAATGAAAGCATCATAAGGTGCACCAGAGTTAGTATTGGTATATCCTCCAATAATAAATCTAGTATCAGAGTATTTCTTAATCGAAGTAATAAAGTCGCCACGAGTAGAACCAGAGATACCTGCATAACCTCTTTGGAAGGTTAATGCTGCACTTAGTCCGTTTGCTGCTTCAGTATACTTACAAAGAATGATGTCAGGATTATATGCAGCAAGAATTGCACTGTTAGGACTATTTTGACCAACAACCCAAATGTTTTTACCATCAACATATAACTTGAGGAACTCAGAGTCTTGTTGACCACCTGCAAGTTCTAAAGATGCTTCCCACTCTTTAACACCAGTAGCAGAAAGTTTTGCAACGAATGCAACATCATTAGATGCAGCATCATATGTTTTACCACAAATATAAACTTCTTTGGCATCATTAATATAAACATCACTAATTCTTACATAATTTCTATTGGCAAACTTAGCGACATAGTAATCTGCTTTCTTAAACACCTGAGGGTGTGAAAGAATAACTCTAGGATTAGAAGTATAACCGTAACCAGAGTTGATAATATTAACAGTGTCGATAGATCCAACAGGACTTACAACTGCTTCAAGTCTACCACCAACTCCATCACCATCAATAATAATGGTAGGAGGAATATCAGTGTTATATCCAGATCCAGTTTGATTAACTACAATCTGTTCAATACCTTTGAACTGACGAACAACAAATGTCTTATTAGTGCTGTCCATGACAGGAGTATAGTCAATAAAGACACTATCACCTGGTTGTAAGTTATGAGGATTGACAGTAGTTAATACACCGAAGTTATTACCACTAATATTCTCAAATGTATATGCCTCTACCGATTCACCTGCAATTCTAGAAACACGAGCAGAAACACCACTACCATCAGTGTCAGTATTATCAAAGATTAATCTATCATTAACCTGATAGGATACACCTGGGTTTTCAACAGTAAATCCAGTTACAGATGCATCTTCAAACTTAGTAGTAGTCTCAACTTCAATATCAACCTTAGAGTCAAACTTAACTTTAGGGAAGTAGTCAAATAACTGTAAAGGAGACTCTTCAAAGACCTGATCAGGATCATCAAGTTCATCTTGCTCAATGACACCACTTCTATCTTCGTCTTCTACGTCAAATAGTAATATATCACCATTCTCTAGTGTTAGAGCGTTTGTAGAGGCATTTGGTGCTCTCTCAACGTCAATATCAACATTTTCATAAGGATCACGATATCTTACAACACCTTCTGGAATGTTTTGCTGTACAGCATTAGCATTTAAGTTCCAAGAATCAACAACAGAGTTGAAACTAGGACCCATCACATATGGGAACAGTGGGTTACCATCTTCAGTAGCATCAATAGTAACGAAGTAGCAATATCTACCTTCTGGGTACTCAGGAGTCTTACAGAATCTACCATTGTACTGATCCAATGCACCAAGACCAAAGACATACTCATAGTCTTCTACAAAGTTACCTGCTGCCTCTGCAGACAATAAAGGTCCTGCTACTCTAACAGGAGTTGGGTTAGAATCAACATTATAAACAAGATTTGTCTTAAGTCTATAAGAAGTATTCAGTTTTTGAATTGCAGAAGACTGATCAGTAGGATCAGAGTAACCGTAAGGACCGTAGATAGGGTTACCATCAAATGCCCAACCAATAATAGGAGAGTGTACTAGTCCTTCCTCTCTTTCTTTGATTTGGAAGGCAGTATTCTCAAATAAGTTATCACCAAGGATATATCTTAAAGTTTGAGGGTTTGACAAGTGAGCATATTCACCACCATACTGATTATTGTAACCTTCAAACACAGAACCCTTGGCATCATCAAATGTAGTAGTTGCTTGTAAGTTATAAGTCCACTCAAATACATTAGCATTGAAGGTTGCTTCAGAACCAACAGAGTTCAAGTTAATAATAGTAGTTCCTTGAGAATATCCAATACCTCTGTTAATAATAGAGATACTAGTCACTCTACCTGCGTTTTCACCATCAGTATCAATAGATGCTCTAGCAACAGCACCAAAACCTTGACCTTGAATAGTAATCTCAGGAGCAGTTGTATACCCAGAACCTGCAGAGATGATAGCGATAGAAATAATACGACCATTCTGTACGATTGCTTGAGCAACAGCACCACTACCAGAACTCAGTGTAACATTAGGAGTAGAAGTATAGGATTGACCGCCTGATCCAACAGTAACTGCTTGAATAGGACCACGAACAGATGCAGTTGCTTGTGCACCAGTACCACCGCCACCAACAATAGTGATAGAAGGTTGTGAGGTGTATCCAGAACCGCCTGAGTTGATTAGAATTCTAGAGACAACCCCTTTTGTAATAATAGCAGTTGCAGACGCTCCAGAACCGCCTCCACCAACGATAGAGACTAGAGGAGAAGAAGTAAACCCAGAACCTCCTGCAGTAACAGTGATTTCAGAAACAGAACCGTTAACAGTAACACTTGCAGTTGCTCCAGTTCCCCCACCACCACTAATCGTTAAAACTGGTGGAGATGCAGCATCATAGTCTTTACCTGCATTAGTAATACCAACACTAGTTACAGCACCAAAAGTTTTCTTTTTAGTTGACTTGTAAGACCAAATAGAAACACCGTTGACCCAAGTTCCGATAGGACCTGGAGAAACCTCGTTCTTTGTAGAGATTGTTTGAGAAACAATCGGGAAACGATTTAACTTACGTTGGTTTCCTGGAAGAAGAGCAGATCCTGGAAAAGGACCGATCTTGTAGTTAGGAATACCTGTAGATGCTAGGTATGCATACTGTGTGTTGAAGAAAGAGTTTTGAACGTTAGTAGTATAAGGACCAATAGCATTTAATACAGCAGTACTATCAGACTTACCCTTGTTCAAGTCAACAGATACAAGAATATTACCTTGTGGCACTACAGTTGCAGGTTGTGGTAACTGATATTGGAATACAGTTGCACTGTCTCTAGATGTTACAAGGAATGTGCCATTGTAGATGATTGGGTTTGCACCATAAACAGTAACCTGATCACCAACCAACAAACCGTGATTGTTTGAGCAAGTAATAGTTGCAAACCTATTATTAACACCTCCAAACGTTACACTAGAAACATTAATAAGTTTTTTTACGTTATATAACCATGTAGTTAGATGAGGATCGATGCTAGTACCACCTAGTTTCGACACAGTGAGTTTATCACCAGGTAGGTAGTAAGATCCAGTGTCAGTAAGGACAGTCTGTTGTGCATCAACGATACCAACAACATTCAGCACCACTTCTTGTGGAGTTCCCTTATTGACAAATACAGTGAAGTTAGAAGAAACTTGAGTAGCAGAATCCCAATCTTCTACAATACCATTTACTGAACGAGTACACTCAATAAACTGGTTGAGTGATTTTTCTTTATATTGAACAACTTCAGTAGTAGAACCTGCACCAATAACAAACTCACCGTTTCTTTCTGGCCAACCAATAGTAGAGTCAACCGTAATGATTGAATCGGTTGTATTAAGAGGTTCAGCAAGTTTTGTCTTATATGGTACGGTAAACGTCCCAACAATAGTTTCTTCAGAGAGAACAAGTTCAAAAATCTCTACATCAGAAGTTTTAATAGAAATATAGTTTTCAACCAGTGCACTTGCTTGAGTTACATTAGGATCAGCAATAGATGCTTCTTGAGTTAACAGACCATCTCTAATGTTCTCAGGATTACCACTTACTAGAGTTGCACGGAGAATAGTATCAATAGACCAAGTTGCTGCAGATGGTTTGATGATTTGGTCTTTAGGATATGTAACTGTAACAGTTTCACCATAAAGTAACTTGAACAGATATGCGATACTAAACGAAGTACCCTTTGAAGAGTAAAAATCTTTAATAGTTTTGATCGCTGTACGAACATCGATCTTTGAATAGTCAAGTTCTGGAACGTCTGGTAAGAACTGCTCAGTATATTTGTCTAAAAGTCTCTTAACAAAGAGTGCATCCAAACATTTAACTGAAGCACCAATAGGTGCTGCTGCAGCAGTAGTGTTATTACTGAATACTGCATTACCAGTTTCAGTATACTTGACAATACCAGATGCTGCTCTTGCACATCCAGTAAATGCTGCTTTACTGTATCCTTTACCTGCTTCAGTAACTACGAAACCAGTAACTTCATTCAGACCAATCTCTGCAGATGCTTTTGCTTGAGGAGGTGCTTGAATTACAATCTCAGGAGGATTAGAAGCAGAATATCCGCTACCAAAGTTTGTAATATTAATATCAGTAATCTGACCATTGAAAATAGAAGCAACAGCAGTTGCACCAGTACCACCGTTAGTTCTATTATCTACAATGTAAACAGAGGGAACATCATCAAATCCGCTACCACCATTAAGTAAGTCAATTCTGATAACACGCCCATCACCATCAACTACAGTTTCTAATACCTGTGCACCTACAGGATCGATAATAGCAACCCTAGGTGTAGTAGCATATCCTTGTCCTGCATTTAAAACTGTAATACTGGTGACCTTACCATCAATGATATTTGCTCTTAATGCTGCCTTGATTGCGTTAGCACCAGTTGGATCATCAATATAAACCGTAGGAGCAGTAGTATATCCAAAACCTCCGTCAGTAACAGGAATTGAAGTAACTTGACCATTAGTAATTACAGGTGCACCTAGTTTTGCACCACCTGGTTGAACAAAAGTAATTCTAGGAGTAAAAGTATATCCAGAACCAGAGTTAGTAATATTCAATTCAGTAACTGCACCACCAGTAACAGTTGCTGTAATTGTTGCTTGACTAGAACCAGTTTTAGTGGGTGATTGTACTTGTACAACAGGAGGATTAGTCGTGCTGTAACCCCTTCCACCCTCAAGTAGGGTGATTGTCTTTAAACCATTGACAAGGGCAGTTGCAGCACCACCAGAACCCTCTTCAGAGTTAATTCTGACTTGAGGAGGATACTCGAAACGATATCCAGTACCAATAGCACTAGAAGAGATGCTTGTTAAAAGTCCAGTGTCACTAATACGAGCAAAACCAACTGCACCTGCACCAAAAGAAGGAATGGGTGCCTCAATCGAATGCACTGATAAGAAACGACCATTTAGAGGTGCTTCTTTGAAAATAAATTGATCCTTGTCTAAGAAGTAATCAACTTTTGGAACTAAAAGACGATTATCGTAAATTACGTTTAAATATTCTTCAACTTCGGGTTCATACCTAACACCATTACGAGTTAGACTAAATTGTTTTTTACCATCTCCAAAAGCACCAGAAAGATTATCCAATCCATAAATGGTGTTCTCAATAAAACCGCTGAGATAGTAGATATAAGTTGAACCTGCATCGTCAGCAGGAATCTTGGTTCTAGGAGCAGTAGTGAATGAAATATTTGATCCGCTGATCGTATAATCAATATTAGGAATTAAAATCTTACCATACAAAGAAACAATCAGATGCTGTGCTGAAGGGGGAGCAATCGGACTATCTTGTGATTTTAGGGGAAATAAAGTAGTAGTACCGTCAAAAGTATTGATTAGACTAGCAAGAGTGGTCCACTTAAGTTTTACCTGTTCGTAGGAAATACCAGGAGAAAGTGCAATTTCTGGAGACTTATCAACACCCTCGTAATATATGACTTCATCACCAATCAGAATAGAACCATTAGATTCTAAGAAAGGGTTAATACTTTCAACAACAATCTTATTTGAACTGTTTGTAATAGGTTCTACAAGCGTAGTCGAACCATCCAAGATTCCAATATCGAGTTTATCGATATCAAGATATCCAAGAAAGTTATTAAGAATATTTTGTCCTAAACCAGTCTTTTCTTGTGACTTATAGTAGTACTCAAGAAACTTATTGAACAGGGGGTATTCCTGCCCGATAAAGTCGGGTGATTGGGACTCAATCGACTGGGAAACCTTATTAATGTTGTTCATCTACGCTTTAACTAAAACAGGTTGATGTGTTTAGACCACCACTGTTATCAATAGGTGCAACTTCCACCGTCGTCGGTGTGTCGTCAAATATCGTTGGTGTCAAACTATTTAGAGGGACAGAGGCAGGTGGCGTCGTACCAATCGGAGCGACTGTAACCTCAGGAGCGATAATATTGATGATGGTTCCAGGTGTGGAAGCAGGAATAGTACCACTGTTAGCAGGAATGGTCACTACAGGGATCTTAAGATCTGTAGGAAGAAGTGACGGATCGATAACACTACCTGCACCAGTTACAGAGTCTGTAATATTAACTGCAGAGTTAGATGGCACGTTTACTCCTGTACTAATCACATTTACTGGTCCAAAACAGATTTCACCAGTGTCATAGTTGACTGTACCGATTGAGTTGTTCGTATATACCTTTTTAGTACCTGTATTGTAGAATATGCGTAGATTTCCATATCCATCGTCTTCAAACTGCTGATCTACACCAGGGCGGTCTGCAGTTCTGAATGTTCCTGATAATAATACAGGTTCTTTCTTACATGTACCATCATCACCGTCTTTAGAAGGTGCAGAGTTGTAAAGTCCGCTACCAGTGCTGATACAGTAAGTATTAGTCTGATTACTATTAGGTAAAATGTATTTTAGAGTAGTTGTTTGAAGTGAAACGTCAGTAATAGCATTATTAGAAAGAGAAATTGCTTTTTCGTATGCGGAACCCCTAAACGTTGAGTTGAAGTTATTGATTTGAGTTTGAGTCGCCCAATCATTAATTGCGTTCTGAATATCCGTCTTAATTTGTGAAGAACTACTTCCTGCTCCAGTATCGTATAGAGCAAAGACTTTTGTATAGATGTATACGTTATCAGGATCGACTACAACAGGGTCAATCGATGCCATAGCATACTTCCTAAGGTCAGCAGCGATTTCCTTCTTTGTAGCGTCATTTAGAAGGGATCCAGTCTTTGTTTTGATTGCAATAAAGACTTTTCCGTAAATAGGAGGATTTAAACTGTCTCCACCGTATGCAACAACAGAATCTGCGTTATCATAGATTCTTTGAGTGATCAAAGCATAATCTTGTGCTGTTACTGCTCTATATTGAGAAGCATAGAACCTAGGCGCGTTATATTTGATAGATTCGATACTTTCCGCATCAGTTCCCATTTGAGAACGATGTAATACGGTAAGAGTTACACCAGAAGGAGGAACATTATTTGATAAGGAGTCTATAGTAGTTCCAATGTAGTTAAATGCGCTAACTTCGTTTGCATCCCTACCAGAGGTTACCAAATACTCTAATTGTACAACTTCTCCGTCTTTTAATGCTCTACCAACACTATCATCACCAAACCTAACCTCAAAACGCATATCCTCACCTTCATTGAGGAAGTATGCGCGGGTAGTTGCGGTCAAACCAGTAACAGTGTCTACTAGGTTGTAAATATCTGCTGCGGTAGCAGTCTCGTTTGCTTTTACACTAACTTGGAGTGTCGCAAGGTCTGCTTCTGCAGAAGGAATGGTATAAGTTTGTCTAGCAAAGGTATTAACAATGTATTGGAAGTTTACGATCTGTCCTTCGTAGATGCAAACCTCAGGAAAGGTAGCGATACCAGTAGTAGGACTAACTTCAGCAGTAGTATCTCTTAAAATGTTCCAAACGAAGTTACCACCAGTCGCAATAGGACCTTTTTTAAGAGTAACACTACTTGGGTACACTCCATTCGCTTGATCTGTCTGTACATCAATTTTTACAGACGCTCTAGATGAAATACGACTCCTAGGAGTGTAGTTCATCAACTTGGCAATATTAACTACGTTGTCTCTAACAGTAGAAGACGGTAAGAACGCTTCATTCAACGCCATGTTAGCATTGAATGCAGAATAATAGGTATTATAGGCAAGTGCGTCCACCATATAGGATAACGCAGAACCATCGAAGTCATAATCCGTGAACTCGGAGCGAGTTCTTAAGTATGACTTAATACTTGCTTTGACATCTTCAAAGTCTAGTGCTGTTAGATTATTCGGTTGCATTATTCGGGTCTCTGTAAGACAAAGGATATCGATTCAACAATAGGCAATCCAACAATTTGATATTCTACCGTTATATTGATCTTGTTGTTAGCATAGATCGGTGTAACGTCTACCTTAGTAAGATTTACTCTTGGTTCATACTGTGTAATGGTATTTATGATCTCTTGCTTAATTGCATCTGCGGTAAATGCATCTAAAGGTTCAAAAAGTAACTCCATTACTCTTGAACCTACAAGAGGTTGAAATGGTTTCTCACCAGGAACGGTGAGAACCAAGTTTTTAACTGCTTGCTTAATAGCGTTATCGTTTTTCACGCTGTATACGTCGTTAGTGAATGGATTTCTAGTCAAAGCAATGTTGAGGTCGTCGAATCTTCGAGACCTCTTGAAATTTTGACCTTTAATATCCTTTAA